AAGTCACTTACATTACCTGATCCGCGACTTGAAACGCCTAGTTTAACACCACTCTCCAACATAGTCTTTACAAGTTGACCCATTGGAGTTGGTAAAATCTTTAGTTTGCCGTAGCCGTTTGGCCCATCCATCCACATGCTTGTAATCATGTGACTTACACGATCTAAATTAATTTTTAGATCATCTGGGTGATCGACTTCGCCTAATACTGAGTAACCTTCTGTAATCTGCTTGTTTAACGTTTCAACGGCAGTCTCAATTTCAGCAACGGGATAAACACGCTCATTTGCGTTCTTTACCCCGCCCTGAATAAAGATGCCCTTCATATAGAGGGTCTTTAGGTCGCTGCCCTGTTCACTAACAGATTCAACGACCATGTTTGCTCTATCAAACGTTAAGTGTTCCTTGAGATACAAAGCCATGTTTACAAGTTACCCTTAATTAGCCTTTGGCCACTGGGCTCTTGCCACCAGCTGAGCCATCTTTCGTGACTGGCTTAGGTGCTGACTCACCCTTTTCTTTGAAATTGTCCTGGCCTGGGACATTCTTAAACTTACCTGCGCCTGGAAGACTGCCTTCTTTCTTGCTGTATTCATTTGATGGAGCCTTTGGACCAGTTGGGACCACTTCTGCATCGCCTGAGAACTTGACTGGTTTCACACCTGCTGCTTCAACCTTAGGTTTAGTTAATGCTGGGCTCTTAGTGTTTGCACCATTGTCCCCGTGAGTTACACTTACTTTCTTGAGTGTTACTGCTTCTTCTAGATGTTCCTCTGATTCTTCCATTGCTTCATCTTCTTCATCTTCATCTTCCATCATTTCTTCAGACATATCTGCTTCTTCTTCCATTTCTTCGCCTGCACCACTAAGTTCTTTTTCGAACTTAGCAATTAGTTCGTCAATTTCGTTTTCAGCGTCAACGATACGATCTTCTAGGTCATCTACTTTATCTTCGATGTCCATATCTTCATCGCCGTCTTTTTCCATGTCTTTTGTTAGTTCGTCGCCGGCTTCTTCTGCATCGTGATCTAGTTCTTCTACATCTGAATCATCTTCTGCCATAGTTTCATCGGCTTCGATTTCATCCATCATGGATCCAACCATGTCACCTTCTGACATGTCTTTTTCTTCTTCTGCCATGATATTTTCATAAATTTCGCGTGACTTTTCTACTACGATTTCGTGGAATAACTCGCGAGCTTTTTCTTCATTCTCATTGATAATTAGGTCAATGAGTTCTTCATACTTTTTGTTTTCCATTTGAAATTCTCCTTGTAAGAAATGGCTTTGTAGATTTATTTATTGAGTATCAATAAAAAGTGTTCAATAAGTGCGATTTTTTTGCGTTTTTAAGGATTTTAGAGAAAATTATGGAGTTGGGGCCTGAGGCGATGCTCCATACTGTTTACGTATTTGCTCTAAACTTAGTTTTTTTTCATAGTTACGTACATCCAACATTTTACGTAAATGTCGTAATTGTTTAAGAGTAAGTTTGGATTTACGTGTAGTTTCCCACTTTGGTTTACTGTTATCATTCTTTACGTCCTGATACCCAGTAAGAGGGGGATCAAACATTTCAAATAGTTTCATAAAATTATTTATCTTAAGTTACAGGACTAGCGGGAGTTGCTGGCGCTTCTGGGGCTGCTGGGGCGCCCCCTGCTGGTGCTGTCGAGACTGGCCCAGCAATATTTTCTGGGCCCAATGCTGCATTGGCTTCTGGAGCTGCTTGTAATTCATCTGCTGAGTCCTGATCACTGGAAATGTCACTAATAGATAATCCAACGCTACGCAAATCTTTACCAACAGGTTTATCTAATTTTTCATCAGTATTTTCTTGACGCCATAATTTATCATTCTTGGCCATTTCTTCCTCAGTTAAGCCTAAAAATCTTTCTAGTGCAAAACGTTTGCTAACATAGGGAAATTGTTGTATCGTATTGAAATTATTAGCGCGAACTGTATCCAGTTCGCCCTGACGATAACTAGCAAAATTTTGTGGAGGATTAAATTGTAATTTAAATAATCCTGCGTCAATACTAAATCCTCTCCAACGTAAGAATAATTTAAATTCTTCGTCGAATCTAGTTGCCATATAACTTTGCAAACGTTCACAATATTGATTAAAACGAAATTCTTGAATTAGTGCAGTACCAACTTTACCATCAGTCATAATACGCTCACTGTCATCTGGACCAGTTGGCAAGTATGAACTTGGTACACGCAGACCACGTGCTAATCTATTATTGAAATAACGTAGATCGTCAATCTCACCTAAATTTTGTCCGCCCTGCATAACTTCTACACTTGATCCGCGACCATCTGCGGTGACTGGAAAGAAGTAATCCTCATTCATTGAAAGTGGGTTATATGTAGCATCTACAATTGATTGTCCGCCATACACGCTGGGAATTCTACGCTGGTGTATTTCGTTTTTAATGCGCTCTACAAATGCCATAGCCATATGACTTGGCATGTTACCTACGTCAATCTTAAATAATCTGCGTTCTGGAGCACGTTGGACACGATAGATTAATACTGCATCTTCAAGTAATTCTTTTTGTTTGTAAACTTTAAATATATTTTCTAATATACTTTGACCGAATGGCCAAAATCTATCAAGTCCTTCAGTAAGACTAAAATGCACTACATGTTTTGAATCAATAGCACTTTCGCTTTGACCCAATGTAAAACGACTGCCTGTGGTATTATATGGCATTGCAGGTACAGTGTAAGGTGTATTAGTTCCGCCACCTGTTCCGCCTAATCCTGTTGCAGGATTAGCAGCAAAATCTGTATTTGTTTTTTGTGCTACGCTTAAATTTTGTAGATTAATATTTAAATCTTTTAATACATATTGCTCGGGCAGTTTGCCTTCGCTTTCATTCACAATAACTTTGATAACTTTTACCATATCCACCCAAAACAATTTAAATGTTTCTGGGTCTCGCACAAAAACTTGATCGCCATACTTAATTGTATTACGAAATATTTTAAATATTCTATGGTTAAGTTCGTTTAAATTAGTCCATTGCTGTAGTTGAGTTTTTAATATTTCAACTTCGTGTGGCGTAGGATCATCTAAGAATTTAAATGCAAATGGTGTTCCATTTTGTTCATTTGTTTGTGTGCTGAATTCTGATATAATGTCTAAACAAGCATTTATTTCAGCGTCAACATCCATCATTTCATATTGATTGTAACGTTCAATACGATTAGGATGTCCAGTGTAGACTTCAGGAAGTCTACTCATGTAGTTACGGAAACTCCAATCTAAATTGCTATTTTGCGTAGTATTATTAACGCTATTGTTCCAGGCACCAGTGTTACTATTAAGACCGCTAATGGGACTACTAATACCCGATTTATTTAAAAAACGTTTGGTTAATGGCATTGATATATCTCAAAGACTATTTATATTATGACCTTGATGCACGTAGTATTTTTTCTTGTGTACTTTGTTGATTTTGTAGTATATCGATTACCCTTTCCAATCTTAAAATATACTCTCCGGTAGATTTAACTGTTTGATCGGAAACATGTCTCATCGCTGTTTCTACTTTTTCTGCTATTTGTTGGTTAATACTTTCAGCATTTGTTAAATTACTTTCCTTTGTTTCTTCCATTTTACTTATTTTATCTAAAATAGTATTTGAAATAGATATTTGTTTAATTGAATCATTTTTGGTAATTCCTAATGATCCTTCATAAGATGGATTACCCATGGACATTTGACCTAATTGAGCAAGTACACTATTTTTTGCTAATGGCACAACAGCTTCAAGACCGTGCATTTCTACATCATATCCAGACTTAGGTCCTTGTACAATACCGCCTTCTGCCAACTGTGCGTGTATATGTCCACCTGTTGATTTTTCAGTTCTATTATTGTATTCATCTATTGCGTGGCTAAAGCCCATTGACTTTAGTTGTGCAACAATGTCTCTACCTTCTTTTACACTTGGCGTGCTAGTTAGTGTAAAATCTACTGCTCTGCCTTTTGTATGTTGACTATTAGGACTGTTCTGTTGATGATATTGATCATTGAATGATGAAAAATATTTAAAGTCAGGAATAGTATTTTGTATTTGTTGTGATAAATCTATTAACCTACTATCTACTCTTGCCCCGGGAGCCTGAACATCTCCTTGTTTTAGTTTAAGTCCTTCTGCTATAAGATCGCCGCGATCTACTCCACTTGATGTGCTTGCTCCTGCTCCACCACTTAGTGGAGTTTTGCCGCTTACTAGGTCTGCTAGTATCTGAAGTCTTTCGTCAGTTACCTTACTAAATGCTGCGGCATGTTCTCTAGTGATTTGAAGTTTTCTTCTTTGTTCTTCTAAATCATCTCTACTTTTAACATATTCTTTTTCTAATGCATTTAAAGCTTGAGTGCGGGCACTTACGGATTTTTTTGTTGATGAAATTTTATTTTCTAATTCTGCTAATGATTCCTTAGCAGCCTTATCTTCAATATACTTTTCTTTAGCCATTATTGGGCCAAATTCACTAAACCCAACTACTACATCGCGCTCCCTTGTAAATCTATCGCGCATTTCTTTGGCTTCTTTTTCAAGTCTTTTTAATTCTGCTTCGTCATTTTTATTCCATGCATCCCATAATTTTTGACGTTTTGAGACATAGTCTTTTGCCATTTCAACTTGGCGTTCATCAAATCCTGCTTCTATTTGTTCTACTGTTTTTGATGGCCCAGTAGTTTCTTCTCCAGGTCGCGCTTCGGCACCCGGTACGGCACCAGACTGTGTGGTAACTGTGGTATTTTGTCTAGTTGCTTCTGTATTTGCTTCAATTGCTAATTTTAAGAAATCTTCATTGCGTGTTCTTTGGTCTGTTAATGTTTGTGATGCAATCGTTGCTGCTTCTGTTGCTTCTTTTGCTTTTTCTGTGATTTCATTGCTATCACTAAAGAATGATTTAATACCATCATAGTTTTCAATAACGCCCATTAACCCGCCGGCTACTGCTCCTAATCCTGTACCTATAGGACCAAAGACAGAACCCATCAGAGCAAATTGTGCCGCCGAACCTATTATTCCACCTGCCGCACTTAATCCTTGCGCGCCCTTTGCATCAACAACGTTTAGGCTTTGTAACATTCCTGCGCCTTGTTGTAGGGCATAACCACCTACCATAGCAGCAGCGCCGTGACCTCCTACCGTAGCCATATGGCCCATACGATCTCTAACACCTGCGCCGCTAGTAGGAATAATTCCAGTAGTATTTTCGTCGCCTAATACTAATCTTCCGAATCTACCTCGTTGTGGTCCACCTGCTTGAGGTCCAGTAGGAGCAACTATGCCTCCTGTGCCCGGTAATGGCATACCTGTGCCAACGCCGCCTGCCCCTAAAATTCTACCACGAGCCTGTGCCTCTGACATGCCTTGGGCTCGCATTTTTCTATATTGTTTTTGCTGAGCCTTAGTCATGCCTGTAGAACCTATAGGCATCATAGCGCCGCCACCTACACAGTTACATATTTCTTGTAGGTTAATAACTCTTACCAACATAGCATTTGCTGGTGTTTGACCTAACTGACCTTGACCTGGACCAGTTAAACGACCAAATCTATCTTTGGTATTACTAAATGGGTTTCTACGTGCTTGCGCACTAGTCATAATACCCATAGCATATGTTGCAGCAAAGGCTGCTGCTGCTAGAACCTTAAAGGAGTCAATAGCATCTTCCATACCAACGGCTAATGGGTTAAAGCGGTCTATTACACGATCTAGGCCTTGCTGGAACTTTCTTTCCATTGCTTCCATGTTAGCAACGCCTTCCATTAAGGCGTCCCTAGTAGCCTGCTGTGCATCTACACCTTTTTTACCTGCCTCTAATGCTGCTTGCGCATTTTTTCTTTGACCAGTGACACCTTGCTCTGATGCCATAGTCATTCGTTCAGTGCTTACTCCTATAGTTTTTGCTAATTCAATACCGGCTGGACCTAATTCAGCAATGCCGGTACCAAAACGTTGCATAGTCTTGTCAATTGAAGCAGTGTTTTCATTCATTATATTTGCAGTTACAACAGTGCCTTCTACGCCTGCTTCTAAATCTCTACCTGCTTTTAATACATCTAGACCGCTTACTTGCAATCGCGCAGTGTATTCAGTCATTACCTTACCGCCGCTGGCAAATGATTGTAGATAGGCTATCTGCGCTTCTTTATCAAATCTTGAAATGCCTTTTATAGCAGTTTGTATATTTTCAACTTGTTGACGTATTCTTTTTTCAGTATCAAAGTCTCCGGCTCTATTTGCGTCTGATGCTTGTTTTTCAAGCATCATAATTTTCATTTTAATATTTTCATTTGCTGCTGCTAAGTCAAGTGCTGCTTGCTGTTGTTTAATATCGGCTCCAGTTAAATCAGCCAATATAACTAAATTCTTCATGTAGGCTTCAGATGATTTTCTTAGATCAGCAACAGGGCGATTTAAGTTTATACCTAATGCGTTGGCTTGTTGTAAATATTTGCCGGTGTATTCAAAAACTTCTTCAAATGTAAATCCTAATTTTCTAAATCCAGTCATGTTTTTGGTGACGATATCACCAAATTTCTGCATACCAGTACCTACACTATCACCGACATTTATAAATGCAGCGCCCGCAGTCTTAGCAGCCTTACCAACAGCCTGCATTTGGAATGTACTACCACCTGCGGCTTCTGTCACACCTCTTAATGCTTGTGCTGTAAAATGTGCTTGTGCACCTATATCAGCAATCTCATCAAATCCTCTACTAATTCTATCAGTCTGAGCAAAGACTTGTTCGATCATAATTGCTGAGGCTTTAGCAGCAGCACCTATACTTTTTCCAAAGACACCCATATCAGAGGTTAGTTGTCCTACAGTATCAGCCAAGCCTTGGAATAAATTGCCGTATTTGCTGAAACCTTTTTCTGCTGAACTAATGGCGCTAACAAAACTCATGGTTGCCTTGCCGGCACCCTCGAATGCAACATTCATAGCCTTGCCAAACTTTGAAGTATCGGCTGTTAGTTTAGATTGGATCTTCGACTGTTCAATAATATAAGCTCTAACGCTTTCTGGGTCGTTTACGTCATATTTTTCTGCCATTTATATGCTCACTAAATACATTACTATTTAGTGCCAAAATTACACTATTATTGAGGTTAATCCATTTATGAATACTAATCCTTTAAAACAGTATTTTCGTCGCCCTAGCGTTTATTTAAAACTTCCTAGCGGGGGTCAAGGATATCCAGAAGGTTCTATCACACTTAGTGATTCAGGTGAACTTCCTGTCTATCCAATGACCGCTATAGATGAAATTACTAGTAAAACTCCAGACGCACTGTTTAATGGTACTGCTGTTGTTGAAATTATTAAAAGTTGTGTACCAGATATTAAAGATCCATGGGTAATAAAGAATATTGATATTGATAGTATCTTAATTTCTATACGTGCTGCTTCAGGAGCAGGAAGTATAGATGTGAACACTAAATGCCCAAAGTGTTCAAATGAAGCCATGTATGGTGTTAATTTAGTGAGCGCACTTAATACTATGAAAAGTGGCGATTATAATAAAGAACTATCAATAAATGATTTAAAAATTAAGTTTAAACCGTTAGATTATCGTGAATTAAATCGATCTAGTTTAGAACAAATGGAGATACAAAAACTTTTTACATCAATTGAAGGCACTGAAGATATAGCACAAAAGAATAAGTTAACAGAACAAGCATTACGTGGCCTTACTGATTTAACTATGGAACTAGTTTCTAAAGCAATAGATTATATAAAAACTCCAGAAACCATAGTGTCTCAGCCTGAATATATTTTAGAATTTTTAAAGAATGTAGATATGAAAGATTATGTAACTATACGTGATTATAATGCTAGCCTTCGCTCACAGGCATCTTTAAAACCACTCGATATAAAGTGTACGGAGTGTGGGAACGAGTTTGAACAACCGTTTACACTAAACATGTCTGATTTTTTCGGCTAAGGCTTCTTTATCTCGCTCCTGACGAAATTAAGAAGCTCATAGATCAATACGAAAAAGACGTTAATACAATTAAAAAAAATGCTCTATCAATAGCATGGTATATGCGTGGTGGTATTTCCTATACAGATGTTTTAAACTTAAGTCAAGAGGAATATGACATGTGTAATAAATTAATTGAGCAAAATCTTGAAACAACCAAAAAGAGTAATTTACCATTCTTTTAAAGTTGTCCTACGGACAACTACTTCGTTCGCTATCGCTCACTCAGTTTCTTTTAAATTATTCTTGGATTTATATATTTTGCCGCTTTGAAGCCATGGTAGTGCTATTACAGCACTACCAAAGATTGAACTTGCCTGCCCATCATCCATGTCGTTTGTTCCCATAATACTATCCTGTTTTGATGTATTATGCTACCGGTTATACTGTAAAGTTTATGGACTGTAGTTGTAGACTCATCATCTACTATAACGCATGTTACATATCCGCAAAACGAAATAAGATATGTACTCATTGAGGGTTCGCAAACCTTTCGATTGCCCTCTCGGTATACGATACTATAAAAGTATCTTTACTCCAGATCCGCAGGCTACTGGCTTCCCAGGCTTGCTCAAGGAGGATAGTTAAACTATCAATTAAGTTTTGTGCTAACTAAAGTATTGGTATTTGTATCAAGTGTTATAGTATTCGACTTGGTGTCTATAGAGATATTAGAGTATTTTTTAACGAAATCTTTATTCAATTTAAAAAAGTGATCAAAATCAATTATTAACCAATCACCCAATTTATTACTAGTATAATACATAAATTGATCAGTGACCCAAGTGTATTTGCTTTGTACGCATACAAAACGTCCCTTGCGGTTAAATTTCATAAACAGTATATTAAAATCATCAGATTCAGCTACAGCCATCATTTGTTCTAACCAACCATCTAATACTTTACAGTCGCCCATTAGTACTAAATGAAATGGAAAATCAGCGTAACTCTTACATTCTGCATTAAATTTTGGGAAACTCTGTCCTGGAACAATGTCACCCTTAAAACTACGTATTTGGCCTTCGTGTAATATCTGTGTACGAACTTGATTTTTGCCGCCCACATATGCGCCGCTGCCCGGAGCACGTATAAAACTTTCGCGGTATAGGTTGCTTAAAAAAGCAGCAATTTCACGTTCAAAACTTGAACCCTTTTGTTTTTGTGGGCTAGGCATATTGTTAGTTATTCGTAAAATTTGTTATGAAATATTTTCTTACTTATTAATACACTTTGGTTGTGTTTGGTAATTTCCTTTACACCGTTAAGAAAATAAGTTAATTGATCTTGATTTAAATTACACAATCTTTCAATTTCTAACAGTATACAATATAGTCTCTCATTGTCATCTAAAACTGTATCATAGAACTCATTAATGTAAGGGCTAAATGTTTTGTATCCTATCTCTTTAAGTTTTTCTAGAAAATTAGGAACGCTTACTACGATAAAAGGATGTCCACACAATATAGGCTTGAAAATTTTCTCGCTTAATAATCTACCAGATTGATTATTTAAATGTGGTGCAGTACCAGTATAAAAGTTAGTTTCAGTGATTACACTAAAATATGAATCTTTATAATACTTTATTAATTTTGGTTCTAAAGCTACACGATTTGTTTTTAAATCTGTAGTATCTACATATAGTGAAGGACTGTTAATTAAAGACTCTTTATTTTTATCTAAAGAATTTTTTATAATTGCATAATGTTTACTTAATTCTATAATTTCATCCCATATGTTTGACCAATTTTTATTATCATCAGCCTCACCTAAACTTACAAAGCCCTTATCAATTAAATTAAAATCTTTTAGCAGAGCAACTAATGTTACTCTATGTGGGCGCCATCTGCGATTTAGACATAAGAATTTCTTATCATATTCTTTAGTCTGCAATATATTTACATTTTGGTTACGTATAAGTTTACTACATTTTTGTATGTCGTACTCTCCCTGACGTAACCATTCTGCTTTAATTAATTCTTTATTATAAATTTTACTTACACTGAGAATTTTATCAAATATGTCACTAGATTCACTGCATAGTATTATTTGTGATTCAGGTATATGCTGCTCAATTACTATATTGGTATAGATACTGTCTACAACATCATGGAATGATTCATAGGAGTTGTTTAGTACCAAAAATATATCTTTGTTTATTATTTTATTTAAAATTTCAAAATTAATAAATGAATTTAATTTAAATTTGTTAAGACTTTTTGCTGAATTAAATTCCAGATAATATACAGGCAATTCAGAAAAATTACGAAAGCGTAACGAAATACCTCCAAAACCCTGAACCATTTTACTAGTATGAACTTGTATTAGTTCGTCTTTGATATCATCACTATACAAATAGTAAATTTTGTCAGGATTTAGTATTGGCATTACATTGCATATTCGGCAGAAGCATTGTATGTTGTAAAGCCATTTTCTTTTACAACCTTAAGTACACTAGGAACACGCCCCGCTAATTCCTCACGATGCGAAACTAGCCATACTGATTTGTTTCTATTGCGTGACATGTCTTTGAGAATAGCCATGCTATTTTCTACGCCCATACTATCCATACCACTATCAATTAATTCGTCAATAAATAATGTGTTAATTGGACTATATAAACTTTCCCATACATCACGGAAAGCAAATGATAGACCCAGTATTAATCTATTGCGTTCACCACGACTTAGATTATCGAAATCAAGTTCGCGTCCATACTCAGTTATCTCAACAGATAGATCGTTTAAAAATATTACTTGATGAGGTAATCCGATTCTATCAAGGTAGTGTGTGAGCCTTGCATTGAGATAACTGAGATTTTGATCAATAATTTTCTTACGTACAAAACTGTCTTTGCTGGTTAATAAATCTAATAAGAACTTTTGATGGTCAAGAACTCTATTGTATGTGTTGATGTTACTAAAGTCAACGATTTGTAATGCTTGATTCTCCATCTCACTTATTTGATCAGTATATGGATTTTCATCACTTTCTTTTTCATCTATAGATTTAACAAGACTGTCAACCATACTACGATGTTGGAACGCCTCTTGCTCTGTGTCGTAATATAGTTTTGGTTGTTTACCTATAGGACCCAATGCTATTTTAGCAGATTTAAGTTCATGTAAAAATTCAGTATGTTCGGTAATTGCTTTATTACTTTCTGCTTTGGCTAATTGTTTTTCTTTTAATACAGTAGCATGTTTATCATCGTGCAAGTCTTGCCCACAAGCATAACACTTGTGTTCAGCAAGTTGTTCTAGTTCCTTTTCTACCTTCTTAAGATTTTTTTCTTCTTTGTGAATATCATCTTCAGTGCGCGAGATGTTTTTGTCGATATCAGCCATGTCTTTTTTACGCTGATTATACTCAGACAAATCTTTGTGACCTTGTAACTCAACATCAATGTCTAACTTCTTAAGTTCTTCAAGGTCATCCTTTAACCTCTTTAAATCTTCGTTGTGCTTGGCATCCCACAACTTTGACCTTCGTTTTAGGTTTTCAATTTGTTCTTGTATACGTTTGTTTGCTTCTTCAACTGCTTTGTTCTTGTATTCTTCTTCGGTTAGTTTATCTTTAGTTAATTTAATTTGTTCTTTGATAAGGTCTGCTTTTTCCGAGAGTAATGTTATGCCAAGCAACTGTTCGATAATGTTACGTTGATCATTAGCCTTCATGGCTAAAAAAGGTTCACTATAGGTATTTAGCGCAACAATATGTTTAAACATATCAGGTGTCATGTTTAACGCACGTTCAATATGCTCTTGTGTTTCTTTATTCTCACCCTGAGCATCGTTCACACATTCTTCTTCTTTGTTATCTACATAAAACTTAAGTATATTTGGCTTGCGTCCACGTTCAATCTTATAATCAACACCGTTTACAGTAAATTCAAGTGTAACCATCATGCCTTTAGCATTAGTGCGATTGATTAAATTATCTTTACGAATTTGATTGATTGGAGTACCAAACAATACATATGAAAGACCTTGGATTAGGGTAGTTTTACCAGTACCATTTCTAGCACCATCTCCCCCTAAATCAAGATTCTCACCCAGTATTAATGTTAATTCTTTGCTATCAAAGTTCACAGCCTGTGTAACTGCACCAATAGACAAAAAATTTCTTAATGTAATATTTTTTAATAGTATCATAGATTCTTATAAATCTCTAGCAATAATTTTTGGTCATAAAATTGACTTTCAATATTGCTGATTTGATCTAATATTATCTGATCAACACTTTCGAATTTCAACTCACCTGGAGCAAGATCAAGTGTGTGCTGATCAAGTTTTATGGGTATTAATCCCATCTCACGTAATTGATGCTTTGGTACAAGTGTTTCTTTAATGTAATTTGCCTCTTCATAACTAATATCAATATCAAGATGTACACGAATACTACTGCGTGGTAATAGATATCCGTCAGGATTTTCTAATACTTCACTTAATTTATAAACTCTAAATGTTGGTTGTTTAGGCCATGATTTGAATATAGGATCCTCTCCCCATTCAATTATCATCATGCCACGTGCGTCATCACCTGCATCAGCATAGTTGTGTGGGAAAGCATTGCCCATATACCATATATTTTTACGCGATTGTCTTTTGTGAAAATGTCCTGAATATACTTGTTCAAATCCAACTACATGTTCATCGCTAATTTCACCATGATCTGGCATTTCTACCATGGCATTCATATAGAAGCGTGGCAACTCAAGATGCGAAAACAAATATTTTGTTGCTTTGATCTTGGGCAGTTTCTTATATTCATCTCCTACTAACCATGGCGCGATAGTGACATCGCCTTCACTAAACCAGTCATTGATGATATGCACGTTTGGCAGATGCCTTGCCCACTCAACACTATGTATATCTCTGCGGTCACGATAATAAAGATCGTGATTGCCTGGAATAAAATAAACACTATCAAAATTGTCATTCAATTTTTCTAATGCACGTAATCCATATTGCATAGTATGGATATTGATACTGGCACGATGATGATTATAATCACCTAAGAAAAAGCATGTCTTACAACCTTCACTTTTAGCAGTTTCTATGAACCAATCAATGAAATCGGCGCAATCTTGATTATGTTCCAGACTATTTGACTTTAAACCAAAATGTATATCTGTAAAGATTGCTGCCTTCTTAAATAAGTTAGACATCTATATATTTTATCTAAGTTGTTGATTTACTTAAAGTTTTTTGGTTATTCTTCATATTGATTGAATTTTGTTCCACTCATTTGACGAGTAAAACTTGGGTTCAATCCATTCATTTCAAGAATATCATCACGAATATTTTGATTACGCTTTTCAGTATTCAATACACGGCAGAAACTATTTGTGATAGCAGCAGTGTAATAAGCGAATGGATTAGCACTCTTTGCTTCATTGAAACGTAATCCAACATATGTCAATTGAAGTATGGCACTGTTACGCATTTCATCATTGTATGTGTAACCGCGCCAGTTAAA